CCCAATTGTGTATAATCCAGAAGTCAATGCAAGTATATCTGATAAGGAAGTCGAAGATATTGCTAAGACTATGGTTAGTAGTAATGCGATATTAGGAACTGGCATGAGTGCGACTAAAAGCCGGTTAGATGTAGTCAAGGATAAATCATTATTACTAGACTTTGATGTCATTTCTAATGCGATTACTGAGTCAATCAATCATATAACTATGCGAAAAGCTGTGACGGATGTAAATCGATTAGTAGCCAATAGAGAGTTCCAAAACTATATTGTTGAGAAATTTGGAATGAATTCCTATCAATTCTTGCGAACTTGGGTTCGTGATAATTGGAAGGATGAAGCGGCTAAGATGGATGATGTTGGTAAAATTTTAATGTTCCTTAAACATAATGCAACAATGGCTATTATGGCTGGACGTGCATCAGTTGCTATACAAAATGCCTTAAACATTCCTGTTGCTGTATATCGTATTGGTGCGGGCAATGTAATTCGTGCTGTTAATCATGCAGGAGTAGGATTCTATGGTCATGGTACAGAAACCTACAATAATACTCGTGATTTTGTTATGGAGCAATCCATATTCATGAGGGAACGTATTCAAACTTTAGATAAAGACCTTAAAAAGGGATTAACCATCCAAGGAAAGGGGCTCCGCATTAATGATAAGAATATCGGTGGGTACAAGTTTGAAAAAGGTGCTGAAATCCGTGATGAAATTAATAACATGGGATTCCGATTGCTCACAGAAACAGACTTCGCATTATCCATACCAGTATGGAAATTTGCGTATGATCAAAAGGTTGCCGAACTTCAATCTAAGGAAGGGGTAAGTACTGAATGGATTAATCAACAAGCAATTGAGGCAGGAGACAGAGCAGTACGAGATATATTCGGAAGTGGTGATGTTAAAGATGCAGCATCCATTCAACGTTCACGGAATCAATGGGTTCAATTATTTGTTCCGTTTTATTCGTATGCTAATACTTTGTATAATATCATCGCTGAATCATGGTATATAGGCAAAGACAAAGGGGATTGGATGCCTTTTGTAAGAGTGTTATGGTGGGGGATCATATCACAGGCAATTGGTATGACAATTTACAAAGCCATGACAAATGGTGACGATGATGATCCAGAATCTATCGCCAAGTCTTTTGCCGAAGAATTTGTACAACAAGGAACCATGGGTATTCCATTAGTGAGAGATATAGCCACTATGGGTATGAAATTTATTTTAGGAGAACGTCCATACAATAAAGGTAATACAGTAATGGGATTAAGTATCTTTGAGAAATTATGGGATACCGGTCAAGCTATCTCAAGTGACAATAAAGATATCGTTGATGTAGGCCGTTCGCTCAGTCAGGTTTCTAACCGTGTAACTGGTTTTAGTGATACCGTAACCGATGCTTTCTGGACATTGTTGCGTGTAGGGCTAACTGATACGGATGCCAAGATTGAAGATGTATTCATGTCAATTTTGTTAGACAAGCGTTTAAAGACTAAAAAAGAAAAGAAGAAGAAAAAATAAAAGTAAGGACTACCTAGTTTTAGGTAGTCCTCTTTATATGCAAAGAAAGGCGGGATATTGTGATTCCACAAGTCAACAATCCAGTTGTTCAATATCAATGTGATGGGGTTAACAAGACTTATATTTGGCCATATGACTTTAATAATATTAAAGACATTAACCTTATTCTAGTTGATGAAGATGGACGACAAACGGAGCAAACAGGGAACATCTTATATGATGCACAGAATAAAACTTTAACGTATCCAAGTATTGGTGAACCATTGCCAGCAACTTATAAAGTTGTTTTAGTCAGACGTACACCAATATCACAAACTACAGAACTAGCCAATAAATGGCCCTACAATCATATTGAAGATATGACAGATAAAATTATTTTGATTCTACAAGAATTAAAAGAACAATTGGATCGTACATTACAAATCAATGTAGGCGCCGATGAAGACCCAAATCAAGTAACACGTGATATTGTAGATAACTCCATTGAAGCTGCTAAAAAAGCAATTGCTGCTGCATCTGCGGCAGAGGAAAAAGCCAATGAAGTGCAAGACAATGCAACAAAGCTAACAGCCATTAACGACAATATTAATGCATTATCTCAAACGGTAGATGATAAATTATCAACTGCAAATACGGCTCTTATCCAAAGTGCTGATACGTTTGAGAAAACACAAAAATTAGCAGATAACACAAAGGCATATGCGGCGAAAGCAGAAACCGATAAGAAAAATATTAATGATTTAGTTGCAAAAGCTGATGCTATCAAGACTGATATTAGCAATAAGCAAATAGCTAGTGTAGGTAATGCCAAGAAAGCGGAAGACGCAGCCAAACGTGCAGAGGTAGCAGCTGCTAAAGCTGAAGAAATATCAATACCCGGTGGCAGAGGAATTGTAACCAAATCTGAAGCTGATGCTAAATACATTGGAAAAGAATCGCTAAATGGTATTGTGTCAGTTAAAGACTTCGGAGCAGTTGGCGATGGCGTCACCGATGATACTGCTGCATTTAAACGTGCTAATGATAATCTTGCTAACAAAATATTATTGGTGCCAAATGGTCAATACAAACTAACTGAACATTTAACCTTTAATACAGTGGGGTCAGTTATGGATATGGGTGTATATACCAATATCAAGCCGTATTATCCAACAGAAATGCCAATGCTAAAAGGGGCATCAAACATAGCCTTTGTGAAAAACATTACGTATGATGCGGAAGTAAATCAATGTCAAGGGTTTACTTACAATTCTAAAAAGAATGTATTTGTACTTGCCTGTATTAATAGTGAAGGTACTAATCAAATCCTTTATGAATTAAATCCAGATACATTTGAAAAAGTAGGTACCTATAAATACACGGATTCTGAACGTCTAGGGCATTGTAATACTATGACCTACAATCGGTATACCAATAAGATTTACCTTACAAATGGGTTAAAAAATGGCAATAATTTGACGGTTATCAATGCTGACACTATGGCAATCGAAAATACTATTACATTACAAGAAAAGGTATTCAACATTGACTATGATCCGATTACAAGGACTTATGTATCCATTGTACCTATCGCAGGTAACCAAAGAGTACGAACTATTAATCTGTACAATGATGAGTTCAAAAAGCTCAAGACTTACCAAGTCGACTATATCTATCCGGATATGAACAATAACGGTGCTTTCATGTTGAATGGCGCAATCATGTCAGCAACATTAGGAAGTCTTGTAGAGTGTACACCATTTGGTACGGTTAAACAGATTATTGAAATTAACCGTGAAACGGAAATCGAAGACATCGCTTACTACAATGGCAAGTTCTATTTTGCAGTACTAACTCAAAAGCCAAACAGACGTCACCAAGTAGATATTTATGTAGGTGACCCAAATTACGACTTTGAAAACTCAATCAATACTGCACGATTAGCAACGCTTGATTATCTCAAACTAGCAGGTGGTACATTAAGTGGCGCACTTAAAATGGCTAATAATACCTTAATCGAGGGTTATAAACCTGACGGACATGGTGTTGGTATAGCTAAGGTATCTACTAGCGGTAACGTCGAACTTGGCGATAACTCCGTTAATACGTTTGTTAAAGGTAAGGAATTTAAACACTATGATGGTACAGATAGTTTCACAGTACTTACCACCAAACATTACGGAACGGCTATTTATAAGAAAAAGGATGTAGACGATAACTTTGTTAAGAAAACAGAAGTAGACCAGTTAGGTTTTCCATATTCTAAAGTTGATGCAGCGACAGATTGGAACACGTTCACAGAACAAGGGGCAATCGAAATCAACTTTGATGGCGGTGCTAATAATCCACCACGTAGCCACAAACAAGGGATGCTAATTGTAATGAATTTTGGCAAAGGCAAGATGATTGACCAAACATTCCATGCGTTCAATGGCGAAACATACCACAGAATGTTTATGGCTGATAAATGGAAATCTTGGGGGAGAGTACAAACATCATTAAATAGCCGATTGAAATTGTGGAGTGCTAATGGTGGAAACGAGGTGTATGTTGAATAATGCCTAATCTGAAAGTTAAGAAAGGAAATGATACATTAACATTTGGACTGACCGATAATGTGCGTGATGTTGGTGATAGACGATTAACCTTTGTGATTGGTGGTAAAAAATATTATGCACGATTGGGCGATACAAAGACCGCATTTGTAGTGCAACGCACATCCAATGGTAATAAAAGCTATATACAAACAAGTCCAATTTCCTTTAAACCATGGGGGTGGTCGAAGTACCCAACCGATGTGAGAGGGACTGAAAAAATGTTTGTGTACTTACCCAAAGGGAGATATAGGGTGGCTGTATATGCTATTTCTGGAGATAGCAACGAATTTACAATAACTGAATCAAAAGACATTGAAGTCAATGTATCTGTTTCTACTGGTCTTATATCAAAGGCTACATTCAATATTGACGGATGGAGAAGAGAAATGATGACAAAGGATAGTAATTTAAGCATCCAGATAGAACGAATTGGAGAGTAAACATGATTGAAGTTGTATTAGCACCTTTCGTGGTTGAGGGGTTTAACGTAGCAGAGGCGGTGCGAATTTCACTAGCCATATTTACAAGTGTTGTATTGGTTTTTGTTGATACATTCTTGCGTGTCTTAGTCGAGGCACGTAATTTTAATTTGGCTACTAATAGAGAATTAACCATTAAGAATATGTTCCTTGCGATCATATGGCGAGGATGGGCGAGCGTTGAAGTCGATGGACACCAACGAAGATTTCTAGTAAGCGGAAAACTACGAGCAGATATGACTAAAAAATTAGTTAAGTCTTATCCTTGGATATTCCTATTATCATTCATCCTATTAACATTGCCTGATGTTGACATTCCTATGCTAGGTAGAATTGATGTGTTTCTATCTACATTGATGTATCTAGTGCCAATCATGGTTGAGTTGGCAAGTATTGTAGAAAACATGATTGAACTTGAATTTGTAGAGAGTGCATGGTTTCAACGTGCGATGAGTTTGGTTAAAGAGTTGATAGCGTTCGTAAAATCAATAAAGGATGCGATTAAATGATTGAAAAAATTAGTATTCGTGAGGTGTTAACAATCCTCGTCTTAGGGGCGGTCAATATAATGGCCGTCCTTTATGGTTATAACGAATTGGCCATGAGTATTTCCTCCGGACTCGTTGGCTATTTAGGAGGACGTGAATCAAATAGGAAGGAGCAAAACAAATGGAACTAGGAAAATTAAGTGCTGCATATGAAAGCAATGGAGACCCAGCTATTGTATCTACAGGAGAGGGAGACTTTGGGGGAATTTCGTATGGTGCTTATCAGTTAGCAAGTAATTGCGGAAGTGTAGATGCGTTTCTTGGTTGGGGCTTACGACAAGAAGATGGATTTTACAAAGATTATGCAAGAGCCCTTCAAGGTGCAGGGCCTATTAACTCCGATGAGTTCATTAGCAAATGGCAAGAACTAGGGACTGTGGATCCTAACGGGTTTATGAAAATGCAGCACGACTACATTAAATATGCTTATTATGATGTGGCGTGTAGTGAATTATCCAATCAATTATTTGATGTCAATATCCATAGTCGAGCATTGCGTGATGTTGTATTTTCTGCGGCCGTTCAATATGGCCCCGGTGAAGTTGTTAATCTTTTTAAAGAGGCAATGCAATATGTTCCGGGTTGGGAGCCTGATTGGAACTTATCTTATGTAAACGACATTAAGTTTGACTGGGATTTAATTAACGGTTCATATGAACAGCGAAAGTTGCATCCATGGAACTATGAAGGTAATCCTAGTTGGTTGCGTGAAAATCTTGTTGAACGGTTCGATGCAGAAAAAGCACAAGCATTAGAAATGTTTACGCAAGAAATACAAGAAAGGGGTCTGTAATGAGCCTTTTGACTTTTAAGGTATTATGTTACCTAAAACGACATAAAATTCTCATAGGGGGGCTAATTTTATTTATTTTAGCCATTGTAGGGGTGTCTATATATAATTCACATCAGGTTGAAAAGCCTGTGTTATTAAAACAGGAGCAAGTAAATGATCCTGTAAAATTGGCTAATGCTATACATATTACCAAAGATGAAGCTTTGCAAGTTGTTTCCAAAATGGAAACTGCTCAACCAGTAGTTACTTATTATGTACAAGCTCCTACGGTGGAACAGGCGGCCAAACAAACGCAACAGGCTATCAAACGTGATGACCCAGCATTGCCTAAAGCAGCTACAGAAAAATCTGATAGGACTGCTATTGTTGCTAATACAGACCAGCAAAAGGTAGATGTATATAAAATCAACCTAAATAAGGCACATAAAATTAAGGCTGGTGTGACGGTATTAGACAGTAAAGCCTATGAGACTATTGGCTATCAAGCAGGCAAAGTTGAAGTATTAGCACACTTTGACGGGCAGCATTTTGAAGGTGGCAGCGTTCTATATACAGTAAAGGAATGGTGATCCAATTATCTCCGAGTTGCACGGTTTGCAACAGTCAACTAATAGTTTATTATTGGAAGAAAACATTATGAGTACACTATATCTTGATGACGATATGATGCCGTATGCTGATATATTTCTAAAAGCGATTACAAATATTGAAGCCTTAGGATACTCTTTTAAACCTGATTTGTTGATTCACAAATATACTGGTAGAAGTAAAAAACGATTAGGTACGACATATTGTTATCCAAATGATGATTTTTGTTTAATTGAATTAAGTACAGATAATCATAAAGATGGTATTACTATAGATACAATTTATCACGAGTTAGCACATGCCACTATCGAGTGTCATTTTAAAGGACACGGAAAAGAATTTAAGCAAATACGAAAGAAAATAATTGATGCTTATAAAATTGATATTGGCGGTGCGGTATTAAAAATGGAGTAAAAATATGGCAAAGACATTTGAATTTAACGGAAAGACTTACAATTTCGCAGAAGATATTCAAATTCCGCAAGAGGGGTTGTTCGAGGCCACATTAGTTGATGAAAATAACCATCGATGTGAAATGATCTTTAGAAACGGTAAATTATTTAGACTAACTGAATTAGATTAGAAGTAAAAATCGCAAATTTTACCACTAAACATAAT